TTAGATCGTTTTAATTTATTTAATTTTATTTATTTATACAACCGTTGTGTATATGGGTATCTCCCATACTGATGAGGCAAATTGAAGCCGAAACACAATTTCCATCAGATGTTCCCTTGTTTCGATTATAGACGTTCAACTTTTAAAAATATACTATATTGTTTTTAGGTGGACTCCGCCTAAAGATTCTCTTGAAGGAAGGCAATAGGTGTATTTATGTAATATAATACAAAAACTAGATGCTTTTAAAGCAGAAAGGACGTTCTTCATGAGCGCAAGTATTACAAATAATAATGTAGATGTGAATATCGATTCATTAACTTTTGATGAAACCTTAGCATTAATTGCAGGTGGAAATCACGCTAGTAACCTTGGTTTGTTGGTCGCAAGATTGGCAGTTTTAAAAGGCGAAAGTGATAAAAAGAGTTATAGCAGTGAAATCCTTGGTTATCCAAAAATGACAGAAGTGCCAGCTCATGAAGATCCTAAAAGATCTTGGGCTGGTAAGTTATTGAAGTTTCCAATGGGCGTAGCAGCGATGTTGAAATTCGTAGCAAAATATCCAAAATTAGCTTTCAAGGCTGAATTTGTGATGTTGGTGCGTGAAAATGATATTCATGATATTGATACTGCGAATCCTGATGGTTTTGTCGGAGTCTTTGAAACGAAATATGAGAAAGAAGCGAAAGCTGCTGAATTGTATAAAATTGATAAGGCAACCGATGTAACCAAAACCGATATGTTAGTGAAGAAAATTCGCTCATAAATTGGTTTGGGTTCGGGGGCGCGCTACATTGTTGTTTTAAAGGAGAGAAATCTCCTTTTTTCTCATCTTTTATTTAATATAGAAATACACTGTCCAGCTGACGAGTCCCTTAAACAAGGACGAAACCTAGAATAAAAAATTCGATGGTCCTGGTAGTTTTTAACCCTTTAAAAGGAGACGAAAAATGCAAAAATTTTTCTATATGCGAAGAAGTAATCATCCAGGATTATTTTGTTTTATTCTGGGATTTACTGATCCGCTTGGTGAAGATCAATTTTCTGGACACATCACAGTTTCAGGAACTATGATCAAATCTCAAATCGAAGCATTGTCAAAAGATGGCTATATTGCCCGTCAATGACATTGCTAGAATGGTCACATCACTCTGACCTTAAACGAGAGTGTGTTCGAGATAAAGGCGTATCGCTTTACTCGTAGAATTTACACAGATACGCACTTCATGTTTTGTATGGCTAGAACATGAGGTAGAGATTAGGCAGTTTCCTAATCTAACGTAGCCATCTAAGTGCTGAACATCACTATAAACTGTTCACTAAATCTTGAATACGGCTGTTCAAGTTATAAAAATATTGCCGTAGACAGTGAAAGGTACACATTAAACCTTTCTTTGTTAATAAGAAAAAAATTAATGTGGCCAACTGATGAGCTCCTTAAGCAAGAGCGAAACCTAGGAGAAATCCAATGGTCTTGGTAGCTTTATTAATAGCAATAGTGCTGTTAATAAAAAACAATTACTGTATCAAAGGAATTTAAAAATGAGATTCAACAGCAGGGAAAAAGAAATCTTTGAAAATAAAGTAAAAGATTTGCATGGGTTCGAAAGATATCAGAAAAGAATTGAGTACTTTCTTTCTTTGGAAGAAGATGGGGATATCAGCTTCGATAACATCGATTTGCAAATGGCAGTTTGCAGAAAAGAATCTAGAACGATATATGCGTTTGAAGATGGTTCTTTTATTCCTATTTATTGGGAATAACCAATCCAACTGATGAGCCTCTTAAGCAAAGGCGAAACCTAAAGAATTATATTCTTGATGGTCTTGGTAGCTTTTTACCATATCCCGGTATTTTTTTTCACTTATCACCTGTAAAGGATTACATCATGTTATATACCGTTATTTTGTCTAATAATTCTGTTGAAGTTATTAGAGCCTCTTCTATTCAAGAATTAGTTGCAGTAATCAGAGAAAATTCTGATAACGAACTTGTATTGAAAACTATTGTAAAAGTAGAAGAAGAGAAGAAAGAAGATGCTTCTAGATAATCTGTTTATCTTTGGTTATTGCGTTTTTCTTTATTTGTTATTGTGTGTTTCGGTTGATCCAAATACCAATAAAACTGTTCCCGGATTCGTAAGAATCTTACTTCCTATCATTATGTGTATCGTATATTTTGTACATGCATATCGACAACTCTCATAGAAAAGGAAATAAATGTTCGCCTTATTAAATTCTTTTTCTTTGAACATGATTAATGTTCAAGAAACAAAAATTGAAATCACTGAAATTACAATTGATCAAGTTAAAGATTTTATGAGAAATAATAAATCTGTATCTTATATTGGTCATAAAGATTTTGCTGAAATTTTAACTGAGCTTACTCATTTTAATATTCCAATGAATAGAAGCAATTTCTGTTTTGGTGAAATTAACAAAGCTTTGGTTTTTCAATATAGTGGGCCACGTCTTGAAGAAGGTACAACTGTACTTCCTGAGAATGCAACTATCAAATTCTTCCATGTAAAAGTAAGGTAAAAAAATGCAAATCGAAATGTTAGCAATTGTTTTATTAATGATTAATTATGCTGCATCAATTTATTTGATGCACAGATTTAATGTAGATCTCGATACAACTACAAATAGAATTATAGTTGTCGGCGCTTATACATTAAATGCTTTCTTAGCAGTATATACTCCAGTAGTATTTGTTGCTTTGTTTGCTTTATGGGTTTCTCTAGGTCTATTCATTTTCTCATGGATTCTAATCCACGAAAGAGCTTAAAATGTCAGAAATTATTAATACCGAATCTCCAAAGTTTTTAAACGAACAAATCATTTCATCTGATAAAGGTATTTATACCACTCGAATGAATCATGATGGTTCCGTTATGATTAAATTTGATCCTTACCGAATTCCATCTTTAGAAAATCGTATTTTAATTCTTGCAGAAGAAATCAAATTCTTCAAAGAAAATAATTTCGATATTCGTTTTGTGAAAGATCGCAGACATCAGGATTTGTATATTATGTATGCAAATCCAACAGAAAACTCTCCAAAACTTTTCTCTGATGATGAGGAAACAAATGTTTGATCTCTATGTAACAATGTGGATTATTTCTTCCGTTTTCTTTATTGGTTATATTTTAACCAAAATCAATACAGTCACACTTATTAATCAAAACCTTTCTATTGATTTCATTGGAAAGTTAGTGATGTTTTATTTTTTAAACTTCTTTGTGTGGCATATCAATCTTTACATTTTTCTAAATGATAAAGAATCTTTTGATAAAGAAATCAGAACTCAAATTAAAAACAACCTATAAAAGGAAATATTATTATGTCTGAACAACAAATGAACAACGATACTGAACAAAACCCCGAGCAAAGTCAATCCCCTTCTTCTCAAAAAGTAGAAAATACTGAACAAAAGACTAAGGAAACAAAGACTTCTGCACCAAAAAGTACTGAACAAAAACCCAAAAGCTTAAAAGAGATGTATGAAAATACTCCTCGATGGGCTAAAGTTGTTGTTGCTTTACTTATTATGTTAGGTATCTACAAGTGGACTCCAATCTTCCAATTGGTAACTGCTTTTCTCTATGTTGTACTTTTACCAGCTTTTTTCCTCTATTTAATGGGCTTTATCTCAAATGAAGCTTATAATAGTTTGCTTGATGGCATTGAAAGTATCAAAATCAAAGTTCAAGAACAGAAAGTAAAAGAAGCAAATGTGTAACGAACTTTTTGTAATGTGGTTTTCTGTTCCCCTTTTAATTGTACTTTTTCACTAAATGTTCAGTATTTATAGACACTTTTCACAGAAAATACTGAACACAACCCCGAGTAAAAATAGACTTTATTTTTACAAAATGAACAAAGGATCTGTATTATGTTAAACAAAATTATCTCTGGTTTGGAAAATTTAAGAAGTGAATTCGAAAGTTATGATGATGCTGAAAAGCAAAAAGAAGTACTTGGAATCACTCGCAAGGTAGCTGCTGCTCAATTTGATCTTCATGTGTCTTTGGTAAATCAATTAATGGCAAATCGTCACAAAGTAGTTAACACTTTGAATTTATTATTGAATTCTGTTGAACTCGTAAAGTGTCAAGGTAAAGTAATTGCAAATGATTTAAGATCATATAGAAATACTTCTGTGATGCAATGTTTTGTGGATTTTGAAACAGAATTAAACAAAATGAAACAAAATGAAACAAGAACTGTGGAATTAAAGATTCTAAGCGCAGAAGAAATTGAAGCAAAGAATTGGAGTATTCAAGAAGTTCGTGAATATACAGAAGAACTTATTAGACTACTTGAAAACGTAACTGATTTCAGTACAAGAACTAGAATCAAAAGCGCAATCACACGTTTAAGCGTTTATTTGAATGTATTACATTCTCGTGCAAAATAATTAAAAAAAATTCTTGACACTTATTATTTATTAATTGTATATGTATTTATATACAGAGCTCCTGCGCTGTGTTGTGTTGTTGAGTGCCTCATGCATGCTTACTCCTTGGTGTGTATGAGGTATTAATCTGGTGGTTTTATTTTTACTTAATAAGTTTTTTTAAAACCACATCTTTTTTTTAACCCCCGCCAGGGGGTAAGCATTTTACTGCATAAAAAAAATGCTAAAGAAAAGAAGAAGAAAAGAAAGAAAACGAGACGAGAGGCGAACCTAAAATGAACTCTAAAACGCTTTAGAGAAACAATAGGGGGACGATAGATAAAAAGATAAAACTTTTACTGGGAGTTAGTCTAATTACTCTAGTACTCTAATAGTCTAATACTCCAGTATTCAATATTCAGTATCTAATGTTTACAATCTCTAATTTTACTGGGCGAAATTCAATTCAGTTATTTGGTTAGTTGCATTTAATTGCTTTACAACACTAAACGTTTCAAAATGTTTCACGAAAAACATTTAATACACAAAAATGCATAAAATATATTCAATGCCTATGTTTGCTTATGAATTGCAAACATATTTACTAGATAGATTAGAAGTTAGATATATATACAATACTCCAGATTTTGTAATATCTAATAGTGATCAACATATTTATAGAATAATGTTTAATGCGGCGATTTTATATGAAGTTAGTATTACTAATGTAGAATCAAGAAATTACCTTTCCATTTCTATTGCAAATAGAAAAGAAGTAGAGGAAGTATTAATTGAAGAATTAAATATACTTACTCTTATAAACACACTTAATGATCTATGTAATAGATTAGAAATTAGGATTTTTAAATGATTTATTATGCTTTAGGGTTTGATATTTTAGATGATAGATATACATTATTATTAAATAATGAATCATATGATGATGCTTTGAATTTAAAAAATATGGTGGCCCGAAAAATCGACACTATGATTAGTGAATTTTTCCCTAAAAATGAAATTCAAATTCAAGAACTTACTGCATTAGAACCAAGTGTATTTGTTAAATATTTATCAAACAAATACCAAATTAGTATTTCTGAATATTTATGTACTGCATTTACTAGAGATGAAGAAATTACTATTATTAAAGAAAAGATACCACCATTTAAGGAAGATTTAGAAGATTGCAATACAGAACAGTCACCTCTAAATTAAATGAGTTTGATAATTATAGATTGTATTTAGTTGCACAAAGTACAATAGAGAAATATGTCAAACCATTACCTTTCATATTGAATCATTTAGATACATATATGAAAGAAGAAATATACAAAGATCTTAATAAAGATTCTCAACAATTTTATGTTATTTATGATTATTATACCGCAAATTTAATGAAAGAATTAGGTGAACCTATTTGTGATAAGCTAGTTTATCCTATTTGGCAAAGAGTGTATAATAACGAAAATATGTTAGAAGATCTTGTATTCCAAAAAATACATGCACATATTATTCATAAAATCCCCTTGAAAGAATTAAGCAATGAAAGTATTGTTTGATCTATGTTATCAAAATATTAACTTAATGAAACAATCTGATAAAGATTTTTTAGAAGCTTTAAATAAAGCTTGGCCTAATTATGATAACGATTGGCTTTTTGAAATTTTATTAGATTTAAAAGAGACATATAAACTATGAAACAAGAACCTCCATTTCCAGAAATGGCTACTTATGAAAAATTAGCAATGGAAATTGCTAGTCTATTACAAATTAAGAATGCTGCTTATGGTAGCGCTTTTGAAAAAACAACTGCAATTCTTAACTTATTATACCCTAATGGTATTCCTGTTACATCTTATGGTGATGTACATGTAATCGTTAGAGTTTTAGATAAGTTATCTAGAATTGCTCAAAACAATGATCCTTTGGGTGAAGACCCATGGAAAGACATTTGTGGTTATTCTATTCTAGCTCAAACAGAAAATCTAAAGAAGAAGAAAAAAAATGAAAAAAGATAAATTAAAAAATGCAATTACTTTTAAAGTAAATGAATTTGAAAATAGAATTATGGATACTTTAAAACTTCCTTCAGATTTCTCAGAAAAATTTATACAAGCTAATCAAGTTGCTTTTGATAATATTATTGAATTACAAGAAGCTTTTGATGCTGCATTTCATGAATCTTTAAATTCTTCAAATGAAACTACATTAGATTTAATTTTTAAAATTAGAAAAAAAATTAAAAAATTAGAAGATGCAGATCTTGATTGGTTTTCAAATCTAATTAAATCTAGTAAGGAAAAAATATCAAACAAAGTGAATCAATTATACAAAGAAGAAGCTTTAAAATTAAAAGACACTCTTCTATTTGAAACACTTAAAGAAAGCTTTATGAGAGATGCACAAACTGTTATTTATAATGATTTTGATGATTCCGATGATGATGATGGAGGAAATTACCAATGATTGCATTGAATTGTATGGTTTATTTTCTAGCTATTTACGGAGCATCATGGGTAATTACAAGCTCTAAACTAACTTTATTTTTTAGACAATGGTTGGCCGAAAAATCCGATACAAATAATTTTTATTTATTTGTATTTATGCTTACAAACTGTATTGTTTGTACTTCATGGTGGGTCACTGCATTCAGTTTACTTACACCATTCCCTTATCAATTATTTAAATATCAATATTTTTTAATGTATTTCTATTTACCTTTTGTATCGGTATCAATTACTCTATGGTTGAAATATTTTGAAATGTCATTAAACGATGAAAAAACAATGTAAACATTTACATTAAAAATCGTGTAAATATTTACACGAAAAAACACTTGAATATTAACATTCTTGGAGACTTATGACTCAAATCGATTACTTTGAAACTGCTGATTTATTAACATATTTAAATTTTATGAAGAATCAGATACTTGAACAAGTATGTTGGGACCAAGAAGTGTTTTTAGAAAACACTTTTATTGTAAGACTCAAAGATTTAAAATCTTATAGAATTTATTATTTATATCAAAACGAAAAATTACTTTATAACATAGAAGGAATTGAACAATGAGATATCAAATCTATTTTGACGATAAATCTAATGTTTTAAATATCAAAAAAACAAAAAGCAAACTAGGTACTTTTTCTAAACGACGTGTTGCAAAAAAATATTTAAATAAACTTTTAACAGAAATTTATAATCATTTTTGCTTAACAGAAACTGAGTTAGAAGAATTAGATACACAGAAAAATCTAAATGATTTTGCAGAGTATGTATTGAAATGACAAATCTAATTCCTGTATCTAGAGAATTGTATAAACAAAGAATAAAGGTTTGTACAGAATGCAGTTCATATAATGAGAAACTGAATCAATGTGAAGAATGTGGCTGCTTTCTTATACTAAAAGCTTTTATCAAATCAACTACTTGTCCATTAAATAAATGGCCTAAAGAAGGAGAATAATATGGATTTGCGCACTTATATGAAGTCATTAAACAAAATGGGTATGATTTCGTTAATGTTTGAAAGTCATTTTCGAGATTTAGGCTATGATCAAAATAGCAAAAATTCTTTCAATCTTAGAAATAATTTAACTTTAGAATTATTTCCAAATTCTCAAGAACCTCATATGACTCTTACAGATCATTCAACAAATTTAATCACTACATTTTTATTTGATCCTTCAATTGCTTTTGGAGAATCACATGTAATTGTAATGCAAAGAATGTATGAAAATGTAAGTCATGAAATTTATGAAGAACTAACTTTCTATAAACTTTTAGATTTAATAGAAAAGAAGAAACAAGAAATGGAATTAGAATAAAGGAACAATATGTTTATTAGTATTACAGGCGCTCAATTCGGAGATGAGGGAAAAGGTAAAATTACAGATTTTACAGCAACACCAAAAGATCTTGTAGTAAGATGGTCTGGTGGATCTAATGCTGGACATACAATTCAATTTGAAAATAAACAATACAAATTAAGACTTGTACCTTCTGGAGTATTTAAAGGATCTGATCTTTTAATTTCCGGAAATACAATTGTAGATCCTATTAAATTACAAGAAGAATTAATTTATTTAGAAATCAATGACTTTGTACCTAAATTATATATAGATGAAGAATGTATTATTTCCTTACCTATTCACAAAAAAATTGATGCAAAAAACGATTTAATTTTAAAAATTGGAACTACAAAATCAGGTATCGGTCCAACTGTAAGCGATTTTGCAGCAAGAATTGCAATTAAAATCAAAGATGTATTATCAGGAGATTACAAAGAAAAACTTAATAATCTCTTAAGAATTCATACTGATTATTTAGAAGAAGAATTTGAAGAAAATCTTCAAGCATTACAGTTGTTAAAAACAATTCCAGTTACTTATGTAACTAGAGAATGCGCTAGAGAAGATTTTATTTATGCTAGTAGGTACACTAATGTAATTTTTGAAGGTGCACAAGGAACAATGCTAGACATCAATCATGGCACTTATCCTTATTGCACTAGTACTCCTTGTGTATCTTCAGCAATCCCATATGTAATGGGTATGGGATATGATTTTCCAGAAATTAGTATTGGTGTATTTAAACCATATGTAACAAGAGTTGGTAATGGAGATTTTAGAACAGAAATTATAGAAGGTTCTGTTAAAGAACATCTTCAATTGTATGGAAAAGAAATAGGAACAAATACTGGTAGAACTCGACGTGTAGGATGGTTAGATTTATACGATTTAAAGAAAGCAAAAGATCTAAATGATTTCAATAGTCTTGCAATTACAAAACTAGATGTACTTTCAGGATTAGAATCAATTGGAGTATTAGATACTAAGAAAAATTGGTGGAATTTTAATGGCTGGAAAAACGACATTAGTGATTGCAAAAATTACAATCATTTACCAAGTTCTGCAAAAGAACTAATTGATTTTATTTCAAAATCAATTCAAGTACCTATCGAAACTATTTCTTTAGGTGCAGATAGAACCCAAACTATAGAGAGATACACATGATTGAAAGATATGAAGATTCTGAAATTAATTTTATTTTTTCTGATAAATTCAAATATGAAATCTATGCTATTATCGAAAGATTAAATGATTTAGAACAAAATAATGAATTATATAAATATGACGATGATGAACTTGAAGTTTATTCATATGTGAAAGTTCTAGAAGAAGATTTACAAACTATTAAATCATTTGAAAAAGAAACAAAACATGAAACATTAGCTTTTTTAAAATGGTATAATCAAAAATTTAATAATCTAAATACCCATAAAGATTTAACTTCTTCAGATTTAATTGATACTGCTGATATGATTAGAATGAAATTAGCATTTGAACATGTAATTAATAAATTAGTGCTTTTAAGTATCAATACTTTTGAAACAATAAGTAAAGTAAATCCAAACACTTTAATTATGGCAAGAACACATGGGCAGCATGCACTACCTATCAATTTAAGACATTTATTAAAGCAATGGCATAGTTTAATTGAAACTGCAATTGATTCATTTAGAAAAGGTTTAAATGATTTTTTCTTTGTTAAAATTGCTGGTCCTGTAGGTAGAGCAACAGAATCAAATAAAAACGTAGAACAAAAATTATGTAAAATTTATTTAATTAATCCAAACAACAGAACTCAAGAAACTACTCAAATTATCCCTAGACATAATTACTCTAGAATATTATTTGAATTAGTATTATTAGGTGGTTGTTTAGAAAAGATTGCAACAGACATTAGGTTGCATTCTCAAACTGGCATTGAAGAAATTTTTGAACCCTTTCAAGAAAAACAAAAAGGTTCATCTGCAATGCCAAATAAAAGAAATCCAATTACTTGTGAAAATATTTGCGGTTTAAATAGATTGCTTAGATCTTATATGCAAGCATCTTTAGAAAATATTGTAACTTGGAATCATAGAGATATTAGTCATTCTTCAGTAGAAAGAGTAATTATTCCTGATTCTTTTCATTTAATCTGCAATATGCTAGATAAAATGAATTTTGTAATAGAAAATTTAGAAATCAATTACTCTAATATTAATGATAATTTAAATAACAAAACATCAAATGCTATTGATTTGTACAATTTCTTAAAAGAAACTGGAGCTGATCATGAAACTGCGTATGAAATTTCACAAAAACTATCTATGATGTTTAAAGACGAAGCTACATTCTTTGAAAGAGCTAAAGAATATGGATTTGTCAAAAAATCATAGAGATTTATATAAAGGCTTTGTACCAAAAAATTATGCTGATAGCTTTTTTAATCTACTCAAATCGGAAATACCTTGGAGACAAATTATTTATTCTAAAGCAGACCGCAATAATGTGGTTACTCCAAGATTAACTTATGTAACTGGGAATTACTATAATAATCAAGGTACCCCACATCCAGAATGGATATTAAAATTAAAAGAAAATGTAGAAATACAAACACAAACAGAATTCAATTTCATCTTATATGGTTATTATAGAGATGGAAATGATTCTATTACTTGGCATTCAGATGATGAACGGTTTTTAGGAAAAAATACTACTATTGCCGGCGTTTCATTTGGAGATCCAAGACATTTTCAATTAAGAAATAAAGAAACAAGAGAAATAGAAAAAATATTAATGTCGCATGGAGACATGATAGTTATGAAAAATAATTGCCAAGAAGATTATGAACATGCAGTTTTGAAAACAAAAGAAAATGTTGGTGAACGTATCTCTCTAACCTTTAGAAAAGCAATAACTGATTATGCAAACAAAAACTACTACACTTACAACTGATATAAAAATCTTAGAAGACACATATGATTTATTTAATAAAGACCCTCCTTTAAAAATAAATTTTTATAAACAAATCGAAAATAATCAGAATTTATATAATTGTGAAATTACTTCTTTATCTAAGTATCTAGAAATAGATACACCAAAACATATAATTATAGATAATAAAAAATACTTACAATTTTTTTGTGTACCAAAAATAGACATCAATTCACTTCAACAAAAATATTGGAGTGTCAATTTATTACTTGAGATGCCAAAAGATTTAATAGAAATATTTACAGTTACTAAAGTTAATGAATATAAAACTAATCTATTTCTATTTGCAGTAGAAATAGATATTTACAAACAGTTTTAGTTTTATTATAAAAAAATATCAACATAGTTTAAAAGGCAAAACGTTGAAAGTAATGTCAATAGTGCGCACCTTGATTGACATACTTCTCATCATAGTGGTTCGAATCCTCTTGTTGACTAAGGGCTTATAGCTCAGTGGTTAGAGCAGCGGTCTCATAAACCGCTGGTCCTGGGTTCAATCCCCAGTGGGCCCATTTAAATAAAAAAATATATTGCAATTGTGAAAGAGTTGTAGTATATATAAAAATGCTTAAAGTGATTTAATGGTAAAATACTTCGTTTCGATCCTTTTGGAAGTTATGTGAGTTCGAATCTCACCTTTAAGTCAGCAGCTGACCTGCCCATCAGGCCCTTTCCTATCGGTCACAGATAGGCTGCGAAAGTGACGTTAGATTCAAGGGGAAGTGGTTGAGCCCCTTGGATCTTTAATCTGTACAAAGAAAGAAAAAATTATGCACGAAATTCTTATTTATTGGAATTTAATAGCTTTAGCAATCACTTTAGATATGATGCTTAACTTAAGATTATCTCAAATTAAAATTAAAAAAGATAAAACCATTCTTATTAAAGAACCAGTAGCACTTAGTTTGATTGTTTGTTTATCTTCCTTTTTAATTTTGTTTCCTATAAACTTTGCATTATTACCAATAGTTTTATTCAGATATTTATCTGGAGATCACGACTACCTTATGGAATCCATTCATGGGGTTTTAGAAGATTTAGCGAAAGGAAAAAAAATTGATTGATGCAAAATCATTATGTTTGATGTGGTTGTTAGCTTCTTCTGAAGATTCTAGTTTGCAATTAAGAAAACATCAGCAAGAAAATGCTTGCAATCTCAGCATGCATGTGATCGAATCATCTGAAAAATATGCAGTAGATCCTTTTATTTTATCAGCCATTATTTTTAATGAATCTCGTTGGACACCTAGTGCAACTAATAATGAAGGTGCAATAGGCTTAGGACAAATAAAATTTAAATATGTTCCTGAAACTAAAGAAGATTTATTAATACCAATTATTAACATAGATGTAATGGCTAGATTATTATCAGACTCTTACTATCCAAAAGAAAAATATAACTATGCGATTGCTTGTTATGCAAGTGGTCGTCCAAAATGTTCAAATAAAAAATATGCAAAATGGATTATTCATTTAGCTAATAGACTCAAAACAATATATAGCAGGATTATTAATGTACCATACAGAAATAAACTTAACTAGAACAACTTGGTCTAGTTACAGGCAAATGTATCAAGCTGTTATTACTGATGAAGTAGATGAAGCTTATGAATTTGCTTTAAAATTATATAACAATCCAGAATTTTATACTCTAGAAAAAACAGTAACTAAAGCAGTATTCTTATCTGCAGCAGAAAAGCATTCTCTAAATGATTATAAAAAACGTTTAATTGAAAGCTCATGCTTTAATTTAATTGAAACAAGTAAGATGTTTAAACCTGCAAAATATTTTTTTGAAAATGCAAAATTCAAAAATGATTATACAGGTTTTGGATTAGAAATTAAACTAACACCTCTTACTTACTCTATTAGTATTACATCAGTAACTAATCCTATTGAAAATCCTTTACATAAAATCTTTCAAGAATGTATTGAACAAATCAATTGGCCTGTAAGAACTGATTCAAAATTAAAAGGAATGTCATGTTATACTGATGATGAATTAATTTATAAACATGGCCCAAACCCTTATATTCCTTCTTTTTTAATAAAAGAGGAAAAACCTATTATTCAAACTTATATTTCTAAAGAAATACATACTCAAACAGTGATAGCTACAAATGATAAGTTTTTATTTTAGTTTTTATATTTATTTTATAAGTAACCAACCTCATATAAAAGAAAATCAATTCTTTTATCCTACAGTAATAAACAAGGTAATTACATGCAATCAAAAACTTTTAAAAAGTTTATCTACTTAGATCAAGGTGATAGTATTGGTTCTGTAGATTTAGTACAATATATGGGCTCTGATTTAACAGTAGTAAATGCTGCAAGAGCTTCATATGATAAGTTTAAAGTTGAAGAAGGTGCTGAACTTTCAGAAGAAGATAAAAAGCTTATCAAATATTTAATTAATCATAAACACACAAGCACTTTAGAACATAATATTGCAACTTTTAGATTTAAAGTACCATTGTTTGTTGCAAAACAACATATGCGTCATAGAACTTGGTCATTTAATGAAATTTCTAGGCGTCATACATCAGAAAATATTGAATTTTGGACTCCTAATTCTTATAGAGTTCCAGATCCAAAAAATAGACAACAATCTTTAGCTAAAGAAAACTTTGATCCAACAGTTTTTATAACTCATGGTGAGTATAATGTATATGAATGCAGCGCTTCATCCTTACAAAGATTACATGCAAAAGATTGTTTAGAAAGATACAACGCATTAATTAAAGCAGGTGTAGCTAGAGAACAAGCAAGAGCAGTATTACCAGAAATGATGTACACTACATACTGGGGCACCATTGATCTTAATAATCTAGTAAAATTTCTAGATTTAAGAGAAGGTGGAGATGCTCAGTGGGAAATCTCACAAGTAGCAATTGCAGTACATGAATTTGCAAACATGCTATGGCCAGAAACAATGAAAAATTACAAAACTCCTGATCAAAGAAAGTTAGATGAACAACAACACTTTGAACAGAGAGTAGAACAAGAAGTACAAAAAAGATTACAAGGATTAAAATGACTAAAAATGTAAATACTTGGATTGGCGAAGGTTATATTGCAACAGATCTAACTCTTAGGCATACTACAGACTCTTCAAGACCTGTAACTAATTTTGTTCTAGTTATGGAATTAGTTTATAAATCTAAAAAGAATCAAGAAGAAGATTCTTTTATTATTAAAAAGAGAATTGAAAAGATTCCTATGACTGCATGGTCTACTGTTGCAGAAAAAATTTGTAATGAATTCAAGAAAAATGATAGAGTGCGTGTCAATGGTTCTCTAAGAACCAAACAAATCGAAGATAAAAAAGGTTTGTTGCACACTTCACTAGAAATCATTGTTAATGATTTAGAATTATTAAATAGGAAAGATTAATGACAACTACAATGCTTAATGAAATTAGTGACCTTTTAGTTTCTCAAAGAGATTTACATTGGGAAGCTGAATGGTTTGGTTGTAAAAAGATAGATGATTCTCTTGTAGAAAAAATTAAAATTTTTCAAAAAGATATATCAGTAGAACCAACAGGTGTAATCGATTCTTTAACTTATCGATTACTATTCAATTTAATGAATTCTGCGCAAATCATTAAGCAAAATAATCAATTTGAAGCTTCTGATCAAATTGTTTGTAACAAAAAATCGTATGCATATCATAGCAAAATTTATTCTTATACACTTAATGAATTTGACATATATGATACGCAATACATTAATCAATATGAAAAAAGCTATAGGGAACCAAACGAAATAGTAATTGAATATGATTATTGTTTAACATCTACAGTAGATAGATTCTTAAGTACTCATTTGAATACTACTTGTCATTTTGCAATTGACAATGAGGGCGATATTTATCAATATTTAGATATTCAACATGCTCCATTTACAGATCATGGACATCGCCCAGTTGATAAAAGAATTTTTATTAAAATTTCTAATGCAGTAATCTTACAACAAGAAAAGTGGTATGCGACAAATAAAACTGATTTAAAAACAACAAACAATACTTATTTATCTCATTCACTTTCTCAAGATCTATCTTTAAAAAAATTAATTAGTTTTTTAACTTCAAAATTAAATATAAAAAATGTAGTAACCTTAAATCGCTTAGATTGCGAGAAAGAATAAAGTACACAATTGATTTAATTTAATCAATTACTACTTGTATTAAAAATAATAAACCAAATCACGGAGTCAAAGATATGTTAATTTTAAACATCAAAAGAATTTATAAATCCCTTATTGCGTTAACAATATTTTTAAATACAATGGTTTCCATATGGACTTAACTTTTTTTATTCCAAATTTACTAGCAGATATTACTTTTATTGCAGGTTACTTAGCTATAGGTTATTCTCTTGTTATTATATTAAGTCATTTGTCTTATTATATAAAACACAGAAATTTTCCATTAAGTTTACTTGAACAAAAATATATTAATCTTCTAGAAGAAAACAAAATACTTAAACAAAAAATTGCTCAATTCGAAGAACAACAAGAATTAATTCTAGAACAAATGATAGAGCAATTAAAGGAAAAATAATATGAACAAGTATACTTTTTTAGTAACTAAATTGGCTTACTCAAATCCAGTTATTCTAAATGCTGCTTCAGAAGATGAAGCTTATGAAAAGATGAGTTCAATGTTACTGTCAAATCAAGTTGATTTTGGTCCAGAAGATGAATCAGATTTTTCATTTGAAATTGACAATGTAGAGCCTCTTTATACACCTATGTCACAACAAAATCAGAATCCACCTTCAGTAAATGGTTATACACCTATGTCTTCTGTTAGACCTACTGTTGAAGAAGAAGAACAAGAAGAAGGTGATGAAGATGGTGATGAAGAAGCAGATTCTACTTATGTACCTATGTCTTCAATTAAACAAAAAGAATCACAAAAGGATGCATGCTTGGAGTCCAGCTTGCTTTTATTAAAAACTATTGAGTCATTAGCTGAAGAAGTATTGCGAATTAATGAAAAAACTTCTGAATTAGAATCAGTAAATAAACAATTATTACTTCTAGCTAGAAACAACTAACAGGAGCTAATATTATCTATGAGTAATGTAAATTATAAAGAGAAAGACGAACCAATGAATAGTTTACCAATTATACTTATAGATAAATCAATATTAGTTCCCATACCTAGCAACACTTATAATCTAGAATTAGATTCTAAATCTTTTCAAACTCAAGATTTGAATTCACCAAACGAAAGTTATACAAATGCTTTTATATTTGGGATTCTAGATAATAAACATGTATTAGACTTTGGGCTTTTATGCTCATTAAACAATCAAGAACTGTCAACAGAGGGTAAATTAAATGTATCATTTACATGTTTTCGAAAAGTAAACGAACTAACATTAAAAGATGATGATCTCTGTGAATTTAAATTTTCAAAGACAATTTTAAAGAAAGAAGACAGAGTCTTCTTAAGAACTTTTTTAGATCTCGCACTGGAAAATCCCTATCTAAAAAATGCTATAACAGAAACAGACAGTGTATTTAATGAAGTCATGAATATCAATCGCTGTCTTTCTATAATGGAACCTGATAAAGATTTATTAATTAGGTATTTACAAGCACCAATTTGGTATGAAAAAATTTGTGTTGCTAATACTTGTTTACTTGAATTCAATAAACAAGAAAAGCATTCACAAATTCCTAATAAATCTTTTGGTAATAATTCTACAAGAAAAAACTTACCAGAACATGTCAAAAACAAATTAGCTGCAGAGAAAAAACGACTTTCGGTATTGCCAACTAGTAGTTCAGAACACTCTTCCACACAAGATTATATTGAACTAGTAGAAACTCTTCCTTGGGAAATTGAAAATAATGAAAGCGTTAATGTAGAACTCATTAAAAGTGATTTAAATAAATCACATTATGGGTTAGATAAAATAAAAGATGAGATTCTAGACTATTATGCTCTAAAAGAATTAACAGGCGTTACAGCAAGTAGCTGTTTGTTATTTAGTGGTCCTCCAGGTACTGGTAAAACAACTATTGCAAAAAGTATTGCAAAATCTACAGGAAGAGATTTTATAGTAATTGCATTAGGTGGCGTATCAGATGAGTCAGAATTTCGTGGACATAGAAGAACTTATGTTGGTGCTAGACCAGGCAGAATCATAAGTGCATTACAAAAATGCAAATCCATTAATCCAATTATCTTGTTAGATGAAATTGATAAAGTATCAAATAGCAATAAAGGTGATCCATTTGGTGCACTATTAGAATTATTGGACCCGGAACAAAACAAAGAATTCATTGATAGATTTCTAGAAATTCCAATTGATTTATCAAAATGCACATTTATTTGTACTGCAAATGATGTAAATAATATTCCTGAACCAGTAATGGATCGTTTAGATGAAATCAAATTTATAGATTACACTCCTGAGCAAAAGGTACATATTATAAACAATTATGCATTTAACAAAGTTAAACAAAATTACAATATGTTGAACTTTGATTTTAAATTATCAGAAGAATTAATCACTTATTTATCTGAAAATTTTAATTTACGTAAAATCAATAGGGAAATTGAAAGAATTTGTAGAAAAGTAGCTAACAAAATACTTAGAAAGGAAGAAGTAAATGAAGTGACTGTTCAAAACTATTTTGATATGATTGATTCTGAAGATTCTAAAGAATTTATTAAAAAATCAACACGTAAAAGAATCGGTTTTTAAATGAAACTATTATGTAGCGATCAAGAATATTGCGGTTTTTTACAAAAAGTAACTGATGACTTTGAATTTAATTTAGATTTATCTAAGAAAATACATGTATGCCCTAATTGTAATGAAAATTTAGCAATGTTAGTAGAAGATACATATCAATTACAAACTTATAAACCAAAAGAACCAACCCTTAATATTTATATTTCAGAATTAGAAAAAATAATAAAATTATGAACTTAGATTTCCAATTAATGGAAAATAATAAAAAAACTCAAATTATAAAAAAAAGAAAAGAAAACATCTTTAATACAATTAACCCTAAACTTAATAATATTAATATTATTTTATCTGGTGGTTTTGTATTATCTAATTATTTAGGTGAATCAATTTTTAACTGGAATGATTTAGATTGTTATTTTAATGAATATCAAAAATTCTTAAAAGCAAAAGCATTGTTAGATGCTTCTACTTTAGAAAAAGATATAATTGATACAGAAAATGCAATCACTTATATATTTTATTCTAGATCTATATATGATTCCGCTTTAGAGATTTATAGAACAGATTATTTACAAGAATTAGTTAATAATAAAGCAAAAATAAAAATTCAATTAATTAAAAATTATAAAAACCCGGCATCTATTATTGAAATGCACGACATGCATAACTTACAAATTTGTTATTACAATAATAAGATTTTATTCAACCCTAAAATCGATTATTTATTTGAAAGAAAATTGTTAAGTTTAAATCTAGAGAAACTTTCTCAAAGATTAACAAATTTTAAATCAGTACATAAAATTTATGATAGAATATTAAAATACAATACTAGGTATTTTTTAAAATTAGATGCATCGTCAATTGATTTCTTAATAGAATTTAAATTAAACAACCCTGATTACTTTAAAGAAGTAATCACAAATTTCGCAACAGATTCTTCTGGAACTGTATTAAATGAATCTGAATATGATTCATTCAATTCACTAGAAAGACTACATAACTATATTTTAGATTACAGTCAAAGGAAATAACATGTTTTTAGTTAACTCTTCAAATCCTTCTTCAAGTGTTATGAAATCTTTTTTCTATAACTTGCCTTTTGTTAATCAAATGGAAAAAACATCACAATTTGATTCAAGTTTAGATAGAAACACAATTGCAAATCAATATTTATATTCAGAAGAATTAAAGCAATATGATCCTTATATTGATACGCCTTCAACTTCTCCTAATTATTTAAATTTTAACGACTTTATCTCTGATTCAAATTTTAGATTACAAATTCTTAAATGTTTATTTGTAAGCTCCGTATCTCCAGATACAGAGGTATATCCTATTAACAATCATTTTGGTAATAAAAAACCTAATATTAAAAATGTATTTGGAAATCATCCTGGATCATTTGACAGTTTAATTTGGGATTCAATGACTGAAATTCCAAATAGAACTTGGAAAATGAAAAATGCTCTTATAACTAATTTAAGCCTATTTTCCTATCCAAAAGATTTCCATTCATCACAAAACGATCCTACTTTCAATAATGGTACCAAAGACCTTTCTGAAGAAGACATTAGGAATTTATTCTATTTATTTTTATTAAAAGCAAATCCAGAATTCTTAAAAAACAAATTCAATATAGAAGAATCTTGGTTTGATGAAAATCTTGATGGAATTAAAGAAAGTAAAGTTTATGTTCAAAAGTTAGCGTTTGAAAGAAAATTTAATATTAATTACTTTTTATTAAAAGAGAATGCTTCCTATATCAAACACTTAACAAATTGTTCAGATGAAGAAAAAGAAGTTATACAACAATATAAAGATGCTTTTTTCGAAAAAGAAGTTGTTGCTTTACAAAGAGTAATTGCATTCTTTGCATTTCTTACACAAGAAAGAATGCGTAACTTTTTTTATCAACAAGAAACAAAAACAAATTTTTACAATTCATGCATGGATGATAGCTTTTTTAAAGCAAGTTCATCTTATTCATTAGCTAATGAATTTATTGTTAATTCTAAATATTTTAAAATCGATTCAGATAATCAACAAATTGTTTCTGTAAATTATCATCCTGAAACAAAAGATTTTCAATTACAAAGAAGTATAATTACAAATCACATTCTTAATGTTAAGAATAGAGTAGAACATAATGGCAAATTTTATTATACAAATTTGCCAGCAACTTTAGTTTCTTCATTCAATATTATTCCAAGTCTAAATCTTCCTAATTTTAATTTTGAATCAGATATTAAAATGAATGAAATCTTTAGTAAAACTGGTGGCGCAACTATATCTAATACAAATAGAATGACATTAGGTAGACTTGCAGATATTAGTTTTATGGATTACAAAGAACTTGAAGATTTAAAATATTATATCCCTAAAGAAGATTTTCAAGCAGATGATTATACTAGTTCATTGAATTCATTTAATAGAGAAACAACTTCCGATATCTTAAAACAAAAAGTTAGAGACCAAGAAGCAAAACAAGTACTCACTATGAAAAGCATTATTGATGCTAGCTTTCAAGCTTACGGAAATAATCAAATCAAATGCATTTCTATTGATAAGTTTTTTGCTTCTGCAGAAGATGACTTTACATTTTATTTAAACGATTTAACCTTTAAGAAAATCACAACAAAAGCAGGTACTTTTGTACCTGTAAGTGTAACTTTAAAAGTTAAATCTTCTCATTCATTATTTTCAGCTTCTCAAACAGAAGAAGAAATTAATTACTTATTTTTATTAACTTTAAATTGTAATACATCAAAAGTTTCATCATATATTCGTGCTCAAAAATCATTAATTAAATTAACCGAATATATTACTTATAAAGATGCGCTTTATTTCTTTAACAAAGAGAAATATCTTGAAGATATCTCAAAAATCTTTGGGGATTTAAATAAGTTTTCAAATTTGTTTACAGATTATCTTTATGAAAAATTTCCTTCTTTGTTTAATAATTACTCAGAATATTCTAATCCTCAAATTCCTAAACCAGTCGAAAGAAAAGCTTTTAGAACTTTAACTTCTAAACCTAAAATCGAAAGTAATTTAGAAGAAAAATTCTTAAAATTAAAAACTCAAGAAAAGACAATTAAAGAGCACTTAGAAAAAGCTCAAAAAGATGCACAAACATTCGAAGATGAAAAGAACTATTATCAAAGAGAATTTGAAAATCATACAAGAATTGCAAATCAAAACTTAGAGAATTTTAATAATTACAAAAATAAATTAGAAGAAGCTCTTGTTTCAAAAAATAGTTTTACAGAAACTTATCAAAATTTCTTATCAACATTTTCAAAAGTAGAAAGTGAATATGTTAAATCTTTTAATGAAAGTATTTCTTCTCAAAATTTAGAAGAAGATTCATTTTATACTAATCTTGAATCAGATGGTATTTATATTTCTTCTATTAAATTAGCAGGTACAAAGAATATTATTTCATTAGATTTTAACACTAATAATTTTGATAATAATGATATTCAAGACTTAATTAATAAAAAATACAAAATTGAATCACTAGAAATTGTTTTCTCAAAACCTGTAAAAATCAAAATAGATTCTAGTCCAACAAACTTTGTTTATGGCGGACCTTATAAAGTTTTTGTTAGTTCAAATTCAATGCAAATCAATGCTTTAAATAAAAGCACAGTTTTTGGTATTGATAAATCTAATAAAAAGATTATTTTACATCCACATGCAAATCAAACAATCATTTATAGAAATGATACAATTCAATCATTATGTTTTAGTCAAAGAAATTGTTGTTTAGGCGAAGCATCTCCGTATATTTACAATGCTTTTAAAGAAAATAATCTTAAAATGATTTTAGTAAATGTAATGATTTGGGTAACTTCTGCAAATAGCTCAGATACTTGGGGTAGGAATTACAAATTCTTACCTAAAACTATTAAAGAAATTTCTGAAACTAAGAAGATCGAAGAAAAATCAACAGAAGAAGTTATAGAAGAATTACAAGTTTCTGAGGTTGCACAAGAGTGTAATCACGATTATCTAGAAGGTGTATGTACTGAATGTGAACATCAATGTTTACATACAGACATAGACGCTCAAGGAATTTGTTTAGATTGTGCAATTTATCTTAGTTGGGCTGATAGAACAGATATAAATTATACAGACGAAGATGATGAAGATGAATGTGATGATCACGAATACAATGATGCAGGATTCTGTATTCATTGCGGTTATTACAATGAAGAATACGATTTAGCCTTTTCAGATCAAACTCAAGAAAATACTACTCAAACACCTCCTGTATATACTCCATATGTACAATTAACAAATACAAACAATAATCAAGGATAAAATATGAAATCTGTAAGCAGTTTTAAAATTTTACAAGAAACATCTGTAGAACCTTTTGTTTCCATGGATTATGAACTTATGCAACAAATCCAACATATTGTTGCAATTGCTCCTAAGGAAGCTCAATGGTTCCATTTATTAGAAGAAATTGGAACTTCAGAATTTAGATTATCTGAAATGTTTATTCCAGAGCAAGTATGTAGCTCTGTAGAAGTAGATACAGATAGTCAAATGATGGTGAATTTCTGGAATGAACTTAAAGAAAAGTATGGAGTTGTAGAGGCTTCTAATAAGTTAACTAAAATGACAGTATGGTGTCATAGCCATCATAATATGGCTCCTAATCCAAGCGGGCAAGATAATAGACAATTTTATGAATTAGTAAAACAACAAAGAGATGCAGGAACAAATAGACCTGTAGTAATGTTTATCTTTAATAAGAAAAATGAATATTACTGCCGTTTATGGGATCCAAAAACAAATCTAGTTTACGAAGGCATTGATATTGTTTATACAGAATATGATATGACTTGGATTAATATTGAAGCTAAAAAGAAATTTAAAGAACCAGTAGTTAAATCAACAATTAATACAACTATTACTAAAGTGCCAAATACTGGAATCTATTGGAGTAATCCAAACTATCCTAAACCACCAATTACAACTTCATATACTGCAAAAAATAATGATTATAATATTCATGATTATAATCCTGATAATTACAAATCAAAATCAGCTGCAACAATAGCTGAAACAAAAATAAAAGATTGGTTTGGTTCTCAATTTAGTGCTTCTACTATTGTAACTAAACCTATTGCAGAAACATTTGCTGATGCAGTTTTTGAAGATTTAGAAACAGAAGAAAAATATATTTTAATTTCTTTGTTGAAGAAACAAAGAAACTTTTTCAATTCTTTAAAAGCAAATAAAACAAAGAAGTTTGTTAGAAAAAGCTATATGGAAGCAGTTGTAAAAGCAATTACATTAAGCAAATTAGATTTAAACTTCTTGCAAGAAGTACTTTGCAGTACATTTGAAATGTACGATCAATTCATTTTAGAAGATAAAGATAATTTCGAAATATGGAATAATGATTTTATTGATTTCTTTGAATCTTATTCAACTGAACCTCAATATGATTTATTTACAGAATCAATTGACTATACTCCATTTAACAAATAAGGATCAAAATATGACAGTATCATTTTTAAGACATGCAGCATTCTTCGGACCAGAAGATGCAAATCAATATGTATTGAATATCATTGGTGTAGGCGCAACAGGTTCTTGGATTGCAATGTTAGCAGCAAGAATGGGTTGGCATAAATTTAGAGTATGGGATTTAGATATTGTAGAATCACATAATTTACCTAATCAAATTTACACACACGATGATATTGGAAAGAAAAAAGTAATTGCGCTTAAAGAACAATTACTTAGATTTAATCCAGAAATCGAAATCGAAACTCATGACTACTTCTTTGAATCATCAAAACATACTGAACTTTTAGAAGGCCCAGTAATCCTAACTGTAGATTCTTTATCTGCAAGAAAAGATATTTGCGAATCATTGAAAGGGAATTGGAATGTAACACATGCTTTTGAAACAAGAATGGGATTTACACATGCAGAAATTAATTATTTAAATTGTTTAAATACTAAATCTGTTGAAACGTTTCAAAGCTTATTAAAGAATGATTCCGAAGTAACTGAAGCTGCATGTAATGAAAGAATTATTACAACTCTTACTTGCCAAGTTGCTGCAACTGTGGTACATTTACTATGCTCTTTATATAGTAAAGAGCGAAACAACAATCAAACAGAAATTAAAAACAAAATCATTTTTACAAACACTCCAAGCCTTAATGTATTTGGAGTTTAGGAGAAAAATAATGGAAGAACAACTATTTTCCGTACAATCAGAATTAACTCAATTGCTTGAAAAGCTAGCATTATTACAAGTAGATTCAACAAAATTTGATGAAGGTAATGGCGCTGCAGGAAAACGTATCAGATTGTCTTTGGCTAAACTTAGACAAGATATGCAATCATTGCGTTTTCAAATTCAAGAAACAAAAAATCAAAGAAAACAACAAAGAAAAGCTCAAACAGTTTAATAAGGAAAAAAAATGAGAACAGTTACATTAGTAGTAGTACCAGGCACAGGCGCAAGACAAATCCAAGTAGAAGATACAATGACAGTTGCAGAACTTGTCACACGTGAATCTCTTTTTGGCCGTGATATGATTATCAATGGTGTAGGTGTAAATCCTGCACAATTCAATACTCAAACTCTAACTGGAGCAGTAGAAATTTTTGCTACTGGATCAGTTAAAGGTAATTAAATGAATTGGTGGGATAAATCATCTGATGATCCACTACTTAATTTTATAGTAGGTATTGGGTTTATAATTTACGCTTTATTAACAAGCCTTTATAATCCTCTTTACTTAATTTTATATTCGTTATTATTTATCATTTATTATTTAATTTAAAGAAAAGTTTAATAGATTCATAGATTCCTAAAAACAAAAAAGGATTTAACTATGTCTACAACAGTTATCGTAATCAAAGGTAATTCTTCTCAATCTTTATTAAATCGTATTGCTGATGCTTTAAAATCAGAACGAGAAAAAGAACAAGAATTATATCAAGCGCAAGCTACTCAATTTATTGCTGAAATGAATGCTATTCTTCCAAAAGTTGATGTTGCCTTACAACAGCAACAAACAACTCCAAGACAAAAAGCACCATATACTAAAAGATATCATTTTGATTCAAATCAAGAGAGATTAGTAAAGCAATATCTAAGAAAAAACAAAACCTTTAAGTTCAATGCAATTAGAGATTTCTTGAAATCTGCAGGTTATACTAAAATTTGTAATCGTGATTTAATGGTTTGTTTAACAAACAATAATGCAGTAAAAATCTTAACAGCAGAAAAGAAAACTTTTTGGACTACTACTAAGATTTAAAACTGTCAATAAACTCTAGAAAAACACTGTCAATAATTACACTAAAATTCGTGTAAACATTTACACGAAAAAACACTTAAAAAATGACATTAAAGATTTAAAGATTTACTAAAAGAGTCAAAGAAAAAAAGTCATCAAAACAAAATAAAGAAAGCAGGTTTAATATGGCTACTCGTAATCTTACTCTCGTTGTTGTTCCAGGCACAGGCGCACGTTCAATCTCTGTAGATTCTGACATGACTGTTGCTCAATTTGTATGTAGAGAAAATCTTCACGGTAGAGACATTATTGTTAATGGTGTAGGTGTTTCTCCTACAGAATGGAATAATACTACTTTATCAAATGCAGTTGAGATTTTTGCTACAGGTAGTGTTAAAGGTAATGTCTCTCGTACTGCCACTCTTGTAGTAGTACCTGGTACTGGCGCAAGACAAGTACAAATCAATACAGAAATGACAGTAGCAGACTTTGTATGTAGAGAGAATCTTCATGGTCGTGATATTATTATTAATGGTGTTGGAATGCCAGCTAATACTTGGTCTACAAGTACTTTAAATGATGCAGTAGAAATCTTTGCAACAGGTTCTGTTAAGGGAAATGGTGCTGAAAGCTTTATTAATGTAGCATATGGTGATAGTGCACAAGAATGCTTTGATGAATTAGTTCAAGAAGCTCAATATCAATATGGCCATGATCCTTACAATGGCACTATTTCTACTCAACAAGGTTATAATGTATTAAAGATGCATTTCAATTCAAGAAAAGAAGCTGAATGTTATGCTGACATGAATATTGATTCTGTTCAAAAGTATCATTGTGAAGCAGTTAAGTTTACTGAAAATGGTAATACTGGATTTGTATTCTATGGTTGGGCTGCTTGTTAATGATAATTCAATTAATTGGATTACCAGGTGTTGGCAAAAGTACTTTATTAAAAAATATAAATTCAATAAAAAAGATTGATATAAAAGACTTTAATTGCGCAAATCGTGAACTAGAAATAGTCAAATACGTTTCAAAAATTAATGAAAATTTAATTATAGAATCAGCTTGCGGAATTGAAATTGAAAATTCTATAGTTATATTAGTTAAAAAAAATAAAAAACAAGTAATACAACAATTGCAAAGTAGAGGTGAATCTGAAGATTTCTATGACCTACAAGCAATTGAAGATCAAATGATAGCTTCTCATTATACGGTATATGATGCAAATTTGTGTTGCTCTATTATTGAAAAACTAGTGCAATCGTAGGAGACTTTCATGCAAGAACCAATCATAAACGAATATATTGTTGAAGATACTTTAGTTGATGAATTATATATTAAAAAAACAATTCCAGTCGACGAGCTGTTTGATACATCCATTCCAAATGGATCTTATGTAGTATTTAAATCAGAAACAGACGATAAAAAAACTGCTGTATTTTATATATCAAAAAATCAATTAAAATTAGTAAACACAAAGAAACTCTCAACTTTAAGATTAACCCCTAAAGATTTACAACAAACTATATATATGAATCTTTTAAAGGATGAAGATTTCTTAATCGTTTGTGCATTAGGTCCTGCAGGTACAGGTAAAACTACAATTGCATTAGCCCAAGCAGTAGAAGACTTAACTAAACTAAAAAGAAACATAATATTAACAAAGCCTACTGTAATGGTACAAGGTAAACATAATAATGCTTTTGGACCAGTTCCAGGAGATATAAAAGAAAAATATGCACCATATTTAGATTCATTTCAAATCGTATTACAAAAAGTAATGGGTGGAGAAGAATCAAAATCTTATATCGAAATGCTTTTAGAAAAACAAAAAATTCAATTCATACCAATTGAATTTACAAGAGGTTGCACTTTTGAAAACACAACTTTAATACTAGATGAAGCTCAAAATTTGACATGGCATGAATTAAAAACTCTAATGTCTAGATTAGGTGAAAATAGCAAATTAATTATATGTGGAGATCCGCAACAAATAGATGTAAATATGAATTGGAATCAAACGGGTTTATTCACTTTGATAAACTCAGAACCCTACTTAACGTCAGATATTTCCGGCACTATTCACTTGACAAAGTGTTATAGAGGACGTATACCTGAGCTTATCTATCAAATAGATAAAAAATTAACAGAAGAAAGATAAAGAATGTATCCATCATCATTTAATGTTTACAAGAAAAGTGCAGCAGCACAATTTAGTTTAATTTTGCCACGTAGAAATGAAAAAGGCAGAATCGAAAAAGAAGGCGCAGTCTTAATTGAAGTAACAAAAGCTTCAGGTGAAAAACAATATGACTGGTCTAAGAAAATCACATTTGCTATTGGCATGGGTGATCTTTGTCAATTCTTTGACAATCCAGACAATCCACCAAAATTTATTCATAAATTAGAAGAAGTTACAAAGACATTAGAATTCAAACAAGGTGAAGCACAATATGCTGGCACTTATATGTTAAGTTTAAGTGACGGCCAAAATAAAACATCTGTACCTATCTCCGGAGGAGAATATGCAATTGTACAAAAATTATTTGCAACAGCAATTACTAAAATCATTGGCTGGAATTAATAATGTTTGTCATTAAAAACAAAGATGGAACAACAACAAAAGTTGAAGAACAATTATTATTTACTCTATTCCTTAGAGATTTAAATGATAATAAACAAGATTTATTAGATGAAGTAGAATACTTACAAAAGTTTTTTACAAGCATTCTTGACGAGACTGCATTATTTAATTCTAGCATTGCGAAAATCATGAATATGTTTTTCTTATTAGGTTATCAATATGCAAGATTCAAAGACAAAAACAATGCAGAACTTGTCATCACAGACTCAACTGACACCGATTCAAAAAGCAAGTAATTACTTTTTTAACGGATTAGTAGATTTAACAGTACAAACAATAATTATATATCAAAAAGCAAAACAAGAGGAACAAAAAGTATGTTTAGTTACGAAGTAAAAGTAAAAAGCGTAAATTCAGGTAAACTTAAAGCAGTAGCATCACTCGTCATTGAAGGGTTAATTGAAGTAGATGGATTCAAAATTTATGAAGGTTCTAAGGGTTTGTTTGTCTCTGTCCCTAGTCATAAAGGAACTGGTAAAGATGAACAAGGAAACCAAATAGAAAAGTATTATGATGATGTTAGATTCACAGATGAAAAAGGCGAAGAAGCTTTAACAGAAATTAAAAATGAAATGTTAAAACAATATTGCTCTTCTTCTGGAATTCAAATGCCTACTGCTCCAAAACAACAACAACAAAATGCAACTAGAGGTGCTGCAGCAGCTGCAGTAACAGCAAGTAAATCACAAACTGTAAAGCAATCAGATTCAACACCTCCAAAACCAAAAAAACCTTTATGGTAATATAAATGAGTGAAGAACAAGCTGAAGAAGTGATTGTCATTACTCCTTCAAATGTAATGTCTTCTATTGTAGAAGGCGCAGAATTATATTCAGAGATTACTGAAAGTTTTATCAAAGATTTTGTATTTTATGAAAAAACTTTATATGATTGGGCTTCAGATTTAATGATTGAAATTCCAAGATCAAAAGATTTGGATCCTGAAAAGTATAGAGATCTTCTCTTAACAATTGCAAGAAACATACAAATTGCATCTAATTATTTATCAGTTGCATCTAGTATTACAGATGCAATTAGTGGTGGTTCAGATGTAAAAAAGAATTCTTTAATTAATGAAATTGTAAGCAACTATGCAAAAAAAGGTGCTAAAAGACCTGCTGCAACTGTAATTGAACAAATGGCAGATAGTTATCTTAATAGCACTGTATCTGCAAATGTTGCAGCAAAAATTGTTAAAAATTTTTGGAAACAAAGATTAGAAACATTATTAGATATTAGAAAAGTTTTCGAACAAATTGGAATGAGCTTACATGTAGAACTAAAAATAACATCAACATAGGTAAATAAAATGGCAGAAGGCGTAGCATTAGGATTGATTGTTTGGATAGGTTATATGTTCCTCTGGAGTAACTTACCAGCAACATTCACTTTATTTGGTGAACAAATTAATTGGAAATTAATTCTTCTTCAAAAGAAATATTTTGTGTGGTTGGAATTATTGTTATTAATTATGAATATCATAAATATCACAAGCATTACTCAATCAATTGCTGGCGCATTTGCAAGTGGAATCTGTAGCATGATGATCAATATATCATATCGAATATATGTAACAATGAAACCAACTTAAACTTGAAACTAAAAAACACTTTGTTAATATAGAAAAACTTATTCACTCTGATTAACAAGATATAATGGATTACAAAATGAATAAATTTGATTACTCAGATCATGCGATTTCTTTATTGAAAAATTTCTATATGTTAGAAAACGAGACGACTCCTCAAGAAGCATTCAAAAGAGCTGCTTATGCTTATTCAAATAATGATAATGAATTAGCAGAAAGGATCTTTGATTATGCTAACAAGGGTTGGTTTATGTTTTCTTCTCCTGTTCTTTCCAATGCAAGAACTGATAATTCGAAAACAGGATTACCAATTTCCTGTTTTTTATCTTATGTACCTGATACAGTGGAGGGATTAATTGATCACTCAACAGAATTAAGATGGATGTCAGTTATGGGCGGAGGTGTAGGTGGACATTGGTCAGATATTAGATCGGTATCTAATAAAGCTCCTGGCCCAATTCCTTTTATTAAAACAGTAGATAGTGATATGCAGGCATGGAAACAAGGCGTAACTAGAAAAGGTAGTTATGCTTCATACATGGATGTTTCTCATCCTGATATTATTGAATTTATTAATATTCGTGTACCTACTGGTGGTGATACAAATAGAAAATGTTTTAATATTAACAATGCAGTTTGTATCACAGATGACTTTATGAATGCAGTTGCTGATGGTTTAGAATGGAAATTAATAGATCCCTCTTCTAAAGAAATTAAAGAAACTATGCCAGCTAGAGAATTATGGCAAAGAATTTTAGAAGTGCGTTTTAGAACAGGAGAACCTTATATCTTTTTTAAAGATACTGCTAATAAAGCACTACCTCAAACTTTAAAAGATAAAAACTTAGAAATTCATGGTTCCAATTTATGTTGTGAAATTATGTTACCAACTAATAAAGATCGTTCAGCAGTATGTTGTTTATCAAGTCTTAATTTAGAGTACTTTGACGAATGGAAAGACACAACAATTGTAGAAGATTGTATTACCTTTTTAGATAATGTCTTACAACATTTTATCGATAATGCACCAAAATCTTTACATAAAGCAATTGATTCTGCAATAAAAGAACGTTCTCTTGGTTTAGGTACAATGGGTTTTCACTCATACTTGCAAAGAAAAAATATTCCTTGGGAGTCACCAATGGCTAAAGGCATGAATCGTAGAATTTTTAAAATAATTAAAGAAAAAGCAATTTTTCAATCAGAGCTTTTAGCTAAAGAACGTGGTGAATATCTAGATGGAATTGGATCTAATAGAAGAAATAGTCACTTACTTGCTATTGCACCAAATGCAAATAGCTCTATTATTTTAAATACATCTCCATCTATAGAACCATGGAAATCAAATGCATTTACTCATAGAACTAGAGCTGGCAGTTTCTTGCAAAAAAATGTTTATTTAGACAAATTACTAAATGATATTTTAAAAGACAACTCAGAAGAATATGAAAAAACTTGGCAATCAATTATTCTTAATAAAGGTTCAGTACAACATTTAGATTGTTTAACTGAATATCAAAAAGCTGTATTTAAAACTGCGTTTGAAATTCAACAACAGTGGTTAATTGAACATGCTGCTGATAGACAAGAATTTATTTGTCAAGGACAGTCTTTGAATCTATTCTTTCCTGCTGGAAGTGATAAAGCTTATGTAAATTACGTACATATTTTAGCTTGGAAAAAAGGCTTAAAAAGCTTATATTATCTAAGAACAGATTCTGGTGCTGCTGCTGAAAAGATTTCAGAAAAGATTGAACGCAAAGCACTTAAAGATTATGACGAATGTATTGCCTGCCAAGGATAGTTTTATGAAATTTATTTCAGAAATTTATATTATACCTGCATTAACTGTATTTCAGTGGAATGTAGAGTATTATTTAGCAAACGAAGCTTCATTTGATAAATCTCTTGCAGATATAAATAAACCTATTTTACTTTTGTCAAATGGTAAAGTTGTAGAAGGTTGGGAAACATTAAAGTATGTACTCGATTCCAATACCTTTACTAAAGTCTACTATAGATTAGTAGAGAAAGAATAAAAATGAAAAGTTCTAGTACTTTTGAAAAAGAAATGAAAAAGTTTTTTGATATGATTTTTGATGTGCCTTTGGAATCAACACATCCAAAATATAAATTACAAAAGCAATTCAATGATTTTGCAAAAGATTATCCTGAATTAGAATTTGAAACAAACGATTTTTATAATAATGGTTGTTATGCTGGAATTCATTTTAAAAATGATGAATTCATTGTACTATGTGACATGGATGATATGACTATTGAAACTAGTATCTTAACAGATTATGAAAATTGTTTATTTGATGTTGTTGAAACAATTCCTTTCAGTTGGGAATCATTAAAGTCAAGGCTAAATGATTTAGTTGCAATTGCACCTTGGACTCAAACTTTTATGGATTCAGAAACTGAACAAGAAGCCAGAACTAAAACAATTAAATATTTAAAAGACAAATGGAATTAAAAAATGAGTTTATTAGAGTCAAATAAAGCTTACAAACCATTTCTATATGCTTGGGCTATGGAAATTGCAGAGCAACATGAAAAAATCCACTGGGGTACATGGGAAGCAAAGCTTCAAGAAGATGTAAATCAATGGAAGAATTCAGGGTTACAACCTGAAGAAAAAGCACATATTACACAAATACTTAGAATTTTTACTCAAAGTGATTGTGTAGTTGCTGGTAATTATGTTGATCAATTCTTACCTATCTTTAAAAACAATGAAATCAGAAACATGCTTTTATCTTTTGCCAATCGTGAAGGTACTCACCAAAGAGCTTATGCTCTACTAAATGATACTCTAGGATTAGCTGAAGAAGAATATTCTGCATTTCTAAAATATGACGAGATGCGTGAAAAATTAGATTTTATGCAATCTCAAAATATTGAAAATATGAGAGGCGCTAATAGAAAAACAGCTGTTTTATTAGCACAATCAGTTTGTAATGAAGGTATGAGTCTATTCTCTGCATTTGTAATGCTTTTAAATTATCAACGCTTTGGCAAGATGAAAGGTATGTGTGAGATTGTTGAATGGTCTATTCGTGATGAATCAATGCACGTAGATGCCATGACTAAATTATTTAGAACTTTCTGTGAAGAACATCCTGAAGTTGTAAATAATGATCTTAAAGCACACATCTATACAAATTACACTAAAGCAGTTGAATTAGAAGATTCACTTATTGATTTAGTATATGAAAATCAAGATGTAATTTGCGGACTTTCTAAACAAGATATTAAGACTTATGTAAGATATCTTGCTGATAGACGTTTATTACAATTAGGATTAAAACCACAATTCAAACAAAAAGACAACCCATTACCTTGGCTAGATTGGATTGTAAACGGCGACTCATTTAAAAACTTTTTTGAAGGTGTAGTTACTGATTACAATGCAAGTGGTATGACAGGCGATTGGGGTTGGGAGTAAAAAATGTTAAGCAAAGAAGAAATTGAATTAAGAGCAAAAAATATCATTGAAAGAGAAATTTTTTGTAGAGCACCTCATGAATTGATTGAGCATATATTAAAAACTGACGATCAACATGTAGATGCTCTTTATTGCATTCCAGACTTTACAGATCCAGAAGCAGGAATTTTCCAAGAACCATTAGAGTTCTATCTAGTTTCTAATTGGTTAGGTCAAAATTTAAAAAGATATAATCAACCAGTAACAGAATTATCTACTTGTCATGTCTGGGGTAGATGCACTAGTGGGCAATATATTATTCATGATGGAACATTTCAAAAATTAGTTGAGGAATTAAATAACAATGAAGATTAATGAATTAGTACAAACAGCATATGAAAATGCAAAATCAAAAGGTTGGCATGAAAAGCCAAGAACAATTGGTGAACTTATTTGTCTTATGCATAGTGAATTAAGCGAAGCTTTTGAAGAACATCGTGCAGGTCATGCTGTAGATGAAATCTATGAAAAAGATGGAAAACCAGAAGGCATTCCTGTTGAATTAGCAGATACCGTAATTAGAATTGCAGATTTTTGTGGGTTACATGGAATTGATTTACAAAAAGCAATTGACATTAAATTAGAATACAATAAGACGAGAAGCTATAGACACGGAAATAAAACAGTTTGACATTATTGTAAAATGCTTTAAAACCTTTATTAATTGAATAATTAAGTGAGGTTTCATGTCTAAAGCACATTTAGAATACAAAGCAATATTAAAAGCAATAATAGATAATGGTATTATTGATTATGTAAAACTACAACATCCAAATAATAGAAAAAAAAGATATTTACAAGAAGCATTTGTCACAAGTGTAGCAATGTTTTTTGATAAAAGTTATGTACTTGGAATCGCTTCAAAAGTTGATGGTACTATTTTGAATTTAGAATCTGCTTTGCAGATTGTAATGGATGGACAATTGCCATCAGTAAAAAAAGCGCAAGAGCATGTAATATCTGAATCAATTGAGTATTGGTATGAAAAACATTTTCAAAATTTATTAATACCAAAAAATATAACTATAGCAGGTAAAGTGTATTTTGTTTTTTATGAAGAGACAGAAACACCATACATAAATAAAGAAAAGCACTTGTTAGTGTTGAATAAAAAAAGCAAAACAGTAGATAGAGAATTTACTAATTTATGTTTAAATTTAATTTTAGAAGAATTAGAGATTGATTTATCAAATTATGATTTAGAAAATTTTAATAAATTATTTTATTTATTTTTAAAAGTTAATGGTTGTTTTGCTCAAAAAGTAACAGAAGAAACAGAATGAAAAAAGAAGATATAGAAATAAAAATTCACTCTTTATTTTTATTAAAAGAAATTGCACGTCACATTCTGCAATTTTCAGATTATTATCAAGTTAATAATCTTTTAGAACAATTAATCTCAAAACATGAAGAAAGTTTAGAAAATGAAAACAAAGAAAGAGATTGCACTTGATATTTATGATTCTGGTGAAACTTTATATCTAATTGTAGCTACTCATATAGATACTTTATTACTACCAGAACATTTGTATGAAAAGAAATTTGTAGTATTAAAGTTGTCTAACAATTTTGAGAATCCAGTAGAATTTCAAACTACTCAAATTAGTACTACTTTGTCTTTTAATAAACAATATCATAAAGTAGAAATCCCATACGAATCTCTAATTTCAATGTTTAATGAAGATAAAACTAAATTTTATTTATTTGAAGATGTCGAGGCACCAGATGAAGAATGAAGAATATTTAACTGCTGGAAAAAATGTAAAGTATAAACTTTTTCATGGTTACAATTTAATTAGAATTTTTAATCTAATGAATGAAATAGGGTATACATTGCAAACTATCTATCAAGGAAATGGTGCTTTTAGAATTTGGTTCGTAAATGACATCAATCCTGAAAGAAGATTTAGAATTACAGAAAATTTAAATTATGATTTAGAAATAGCTAGTTATTTAAGCGATAATGGATTTAGTATTAGAGCTGAATCAAAGTTTGATAGCATCGATAAATATCATTATAAAAAAGATGATTTACAATTAATAAATATTGATCTATTAAAAGAACGTATTTTAAAACTACTATGAATAGAACTTGGAATAACTATTTTATTGAATTGACTAAACATGTATCTACAAGAAGCACTTGTGATAGAAAACATGTAGGTTGTGTAATAGTTCGTGACAATAATATATTAGCTACTGGATATAATGGTTCTTTAACAAAAGATGATCATTGTGACGAGGCAGGTCATCTAATTATAGATAATCACTGTATTCGTACAGTACACGCAGAAAGAAATGCAGTATTTCAAGCAGCTAAAAATGGTGTAAGTTTGAAAGATTCCACTGCATATGTTAATGTGGAACCATGTTGGGAATGCTTTAAAAGTTTAATTAGTAGCGGCGTTATTAATATTTACTATGAAAGTGATTATCCAAATTCCAATAATGTTTACATAAAACAATACTTAACTAAAAATAAAAACATAACCTTTACCAAAATAGGAGACTAATTATGTCTATGGAATCATATCAATATATTCTTGGTGCATTCAAATGTGCTGAACTTATGCATCATCATGCTCATTTAACAGCTAAAGGTGATTATTCAGATCATCTTTTACTTGGTGAAATTTACGAATCATATGTAGATCATTTTGATGCTTTTGCAGAAAAAGGAATTATTACTTATGGTGAAGAATTAGTAGCTGTAGAAGCTATTATGAAAATGCAAATGATGTGTTACAAACAACAAACACCTGGTCAAAATGCAATTCAAAATGCATTGGCTATGGAAAAACATATTCTTGGCGAACTTACTGAATTATATAAAGAACTTGATGATTCAGAAGAAATGTCATTAGGGCTTGATGATCTTATTATGTCTACTTGTAGTGGTATTGAGCGCAATATTTATTTATTGACTCAACGTTCAAAGGGGTAATATGGATCAAGACGATGATTTGTTCTCTGTAATATTCTTTATAACAACAATCCTTTATATAATTGTAAATTGATGCAAAATAAAAATTTTAATAAATATTTAAAACTTCTAACTGATAAAACATACGAAAACATTAATGAATCTCAAACAATTGATTGGTTAATCGCACCAATGTTAAGAGATTTATTTGAATGGGATCGTGAAGATCCAGAAGAAGTTAAACCTCAATGGCGTAAACTTACAGATGGTGAAAAAGAAAACCCTGTAGATTTTGCCTTATTTGTACCTAGTCAAACTAAACCGATTGCATTAGTAGAAGCGAAAAGGTTAAATGAAAAGCTAATTGGTAAACCAGTTAGTCAAGCCATCTCTTATTGCATCTCAGCTAATGTGCGTTGGGCTGTTTTAACTAATGGATTAGAATGGAAAGTCTATGATGCTTTAGATTTATCAAAAGACGAATTAACAGATAGATTATTATTTCAAGTTAACATTTTAGATTTTATTCAAAATAGATCTGGAATGAATAATGTAGATTTAATTTCAAAATCAAAAATAGAATCATTAGAACAAATCATTCAAAATCAAAAGATCAAAGCTACAATTGAATCTTTCTTCGATTTGGACTTACATTTAAATTTATTTAGTGAATTTATTAGTAATCAAACTAAATACAAAGTAGATTCAGTTAAAGAAATTTTAAAAGATTATTCCGTTGAATTAAAAAAGAAACAAGCTTTACCAATTAAAACATTAAATTGGTTAAGAATAACTCAAGAGCTAGATGCAAATGCTAAAATTAACTCTTTGAGAATTAAAACAAAAGATGATGATTATGTATTTGAATTCAAAAATTGGACACAAGCATTAGAAAATATTGTTTCATTCTTATTTGATAGATACGATAAGTTGCAATCTTTGTATTCAAACGAAAATCTAAAACAATACATTTCAACAAATAAACAAACATTACAAAAAGATTATGTATTAGATTCAGCTATTAAACAAATTAAAGGCGGATTCTTAAGTACACATTCAGCAACACAAACAAAGTTAAAGTTAATTATTGCATTAAAAGATTATTTAATTAGCACTAATGAAACTGTAGATTATTTTTATTTAGAAAGTTAACAAATGAATATTGATGAATTTGCGCAAGAATTAGCAGAACAAACAAAAGTATTAAAACAAAATCTAATTAAAGACTTAAACGAATCTGAAACTTTAATTGAAATTAGAGATAGTATTCAAAAAAATTTAATTGCAGATATTAATGACGAATCGTTTTCTGATTTGTTTGCGCAAACCATTTCTTATTCAATGTTTGCTGCAAAACAGATTTATAACGAATCAAACAAAGATTCAGATAAATTTACTTTTGAGGATATTACCTTTTATATGCCTCAATCTAATCCTTTTTTAAAACAATTCTTTTATATTTTAGAAAAGAATACTGAGATTTTAAATCAGGATGTTTCTAATTCAATTAATCAAATATTTAAATTAGTCAAAGAAAATGAATTATCAGTTACAGAACATTCACGTGGTGATTTATTGATTCATTTTTATGAAGACTTTTTACAATATTATTCTCCAGAGACTAGAAAGAATCTTGGTGTATGGTATACACCAGAACCAATCGTAGATTATATGATTGATGTGTCTCAACAAATTTTAAAAGAAAAATTAAATATTAATGGCGGATTCTTAAACAACGAATATTGTGACGAGCAATATAGTAAGGTTCAAGTTTTAGATCCAGCAACTGGTACCGGTAATTTCTTGGTTAGAATTGCAACAAGAATTTGTGATTCAATTGAAGATAGTAAAGAACGTTTTGAATATATTCGAGATCATTTAATTAATAAGTTAAATGGCTTTGAATTATTAATGACTTCTTATACTATTGCTAACTTTAAATTAGATCAATTATTTAGACATTATGGTTATAAAGTAAAAAATAGTAATGGTCGCCAAAGAACTAATATCTATTTAACTAATACTCTAGATAAAGTTCCAGTAAATAAAACCTTACTTGATAAGAATAACTTTGTAGGTTTATTAGCTAGAGAAACAGAAGGTGCAAATCAAGTTAAAGAAAACAAACCCGTATTTGTTGTAATTGGAAATCCACCTTATAATGGTAAAAGCAAAAATCAATCAAAATTCATTACTGATTTAATGGAAAAGTATAAACCAAATTTTAATACAGCTGGTGGCTTAAATGATGATTATATTAAATTCTTTCGATATGCTCATGATTTAATCGATAAACAAAGCGCAGGATTGATTTCCTTTATTACAAATAATAGTTTTATTAAATCACAATCTTGTCAACAAATGAGAGTTTCTTTACTTAAAGATTTTGATGAAATTTATATTTTAAATTTAAATGGCGACAAAACTAAAGAAGATAAAAATGTTTTTAATATCAAAACAAATGTATGTATTAGCTTTTTAGTTAAGACGGGATTAAAAGAAAAAAATACTTTTGGAAAAGTATTCTATGCAGATTTAATTGGTACTAAAGAATTTAAATTTGAATCACTTCAAAA